GTAGTATCATTCATTAGCTTAGAACTAGCTTGGCCTAATTGCTCAACAAATTCTGGACCTGCTAAGAACCATCTGTTCTCTTCGGGTACATCAGATGCGTTTAACAATCTATTTATTTTAGAGATTGTGTCAACTGGGTCAATTTCGCCTGTGGCAAAACCAACATCGTGGTCTTCGCCAGAGCCTGTGTCTGCTCCTAGTAAGTGGTCGGGTGAGCCTGTGCTTACACCTGCTACCATTGCTGCTATTACGTTCTTGTCATAAGCGTTCTTAAGTGCATAAGCACCAGAAGAAGTTGCAACACTTTCAAAGTTAACATGGGAATGTCTTTCCTCAATGTCATCAACTTTAAAAGAGAATGCGTTTGCTTGGTCGACAGTCAATTGGATTTGGTCATCGGTGATATCTTGTGCATCGACAACTGCTCCTCTTGAATACGCACTAACAGAAATAGTAGGTTCTTTTATGATGTTTACTGTGTCGCCATAAGCTTCAATCTCACCTGCATAATCAGTATTAGTAATTGCTTCTATTACTGATGCGGTACGAAAGAACTTTTGGACTTTTTGGGAATAGATAATCGGGCTAAAGTTTCCGTTAGCGAGATTATTATTACCTGATACTTTATCAAAAGCCATCTTTGTTTCTCCTATTATTTATTAGTTATTATTAAAATTGATATGAGTTAACTGTTTATACAATGCGACCTTCTCTATGAGCCTTGTCGATTTCAGTCTCAAACTTAGTATACTCTTCTGGTTTCATTTTTTTAATAGTTGACCATGTCCATTGCTTTTTATCAGTTGGTGTTTCAGATGTTTTAGTTTTAGAAACAGCTTTAGCCGCTTCTTTATTTACATCAAGATTCACCTTCTTAGTAGAAAGTCCTCTATCATACTTGTACAAATCAATTGCACGAGCAGCAGAAGTTGGATTGTCGCTATTATCATATAGCCAAGATTGTACAGTACTATCCTGAACAGAAGCCCAATCATGAAAGTCTCCGCTTTCGCGAATATCTTTAAAGTCTGGGTGTTTCTTTGCAAGTTCTACTTCAGCTTTATCTCTTGAAAGTCTTGACTGTTGTTTTTTTACATCCAACAATTGTTCTTCCATTTCTAGTTTAGTTTTGAGAGTAGCTTCTGTAGTTAATTGCATTACAGAATCATACATATCAGGATAATCTTTTCTCCACTCTTCTAAATCTTCTTTAGATTTAAAAATAGGTTGAGAAGAAATTACTTCCTTTTCTTTTTTAAGTTTGAGAACCTCATCTTTATGCTTAGATAATGTCTCATCATAATGCCTCTTTAAATCGTCATATCGCTTCTTAAAGGCGGCATCTTCTACTCCAACAGGGGGAGATTCATCAGGTTTTTTCTCGTCAGTTTTTTCCTTTGATTCTTCAGTAGCTGTTGTTTCGTCTTCCTTATCCATAATATTTCTATTCGAATGTTTATACGGATTTGGAGTTGCGAGTTCCTCTGTTGCTTGAGAATTTTGTTCTTCTACAACAGTAGAGTTCTGTTCGTCTTTTTCCATTTATCCTCCTTCGGGGTGCAGTTGGAATCTGGTCGCCCCTAATTTGCAGGGCCGTTATTGAACGGGTGGCTGCATCATACCCTCACCTGTCATAGGTGGTGGGTTTTCTCCTTGCGGTGAAACTTGTTGTGGTTGTGACTCTGGTTGAGGTTGTGGTTGTGGAATTTTAGTTTCCATTACTACTCCAAATTCTGGACCAAATACTTTAGACATAAAGTCTCTAAATTGTGGTACATTTAATTGTGTAATTAATTGCATTTCTTCTCCACTTAAATTTTGTAAATTTGCTTCTACTTCATTTGAAATTAAATCCATAACAGCACCTTGTTCAGAAGCATTTTCAGATGCAGGTGCTCTGTCAACAACATCTGGGCCCATTACGCCTTGCCTTTCATCGTTCATTTTTTGTTCTGCCATTACTTGTTCTGCCATTGTTTATTTACTCCTAATTTATTTAAATTATAATCACTAACAAAGTTTCCTATTACCCAACATAATGATTCTCCTATACTTGCATACACTCTACCTAATACATCAAACTTTCCTTGATTTAATCTCCATGCAATATCATTTGCTCTATGTTGTGCTATATGTTTCCATAGTTTTCTATACATTTTATATTTTTGTATATGTTTAACTGTCGGTATAGCCCATGCTAGATATCCTTTAACATGTGTTTTACTTAAATGTTTAAATGTAAATTGTGTATCTCTTATCCAATCTTTTGTTGATAATTCTCCTGTGCTATGTAGTTCAGTACAAATAACTCTAGATTTTCCACTACCAGAACCACTACCTCTATTTTCTTTCTTTTTTTCTTCTATTACCTTACCTGAATTATCTGGTCCTGACCAATTATATTTATCTTTCCAAGAATTATCCGGGTTTGCTTTAGCATCGGCTTTTTCTTTAGAATATTTATCTGCTGCTGCTTCTGCTTTTTTTCTAGCATCTTCTCTAGCTTGATTGCCTTTAGCACTTCTGTCATTTCTAGCTTCAAATCCACCAAATCCACCTTGACTAGTTCTATCTGCATAGTCTTTTTGTTCTTTGTCTGAAACACCTTCCATTAAACTTCTATTACCACCTTTAAATAAAGCTTCTTGATATTCTTTTGTTTTACCTAAATACTCTGTTGATAATTCTTTTCTTGTTTTAGAATTAAATTCTGGTAATGCATCTGAGTATAATTGTCTTATTTTATTTTTTGATTCTGCTGTTGTAGATACTCCGGAAATAATATTGTTTTTACCATCTGCAGATTTTGTTATTTTAAAACCTTCTTCTGGTTTATTAAGAATACCAAAATCAGCTAATCCGTTTAATTGCCCTAGTAAATTATTTTTATAATTTTTATTAAAAAGAAATCCTGCTACAGTACCTATACCCGGAATTGGAATAATCATACTAACGGCAATACCTAATGCTACAGAATCTAATTTAGCAGTTTGTAATTCTTTAGTTACATCAATATCAAATGCAGCTGTTGAATTAGTTATTTGTGTTCCCGGAGTTGTTCCTGCTGTTCCCATAATATATCCTGCAGTTCCACGTTCTGCATTAGGTATTACAGTATTACTGTTATTAAAGTTTTCAACTTCAGTACCTCTAAAGCCTCTGTTTTGGCCTATAATAGTTCCATCAGGTGTTGTTCCTGTAACTGCTGTATCTGTATTTTTTAATGTAGTAATATCACTTAATCTTTGAGGTCCTGTTTCACCTATTCCTGCCATAGTCTCATATGATGAATTGTTTATTGCATTTTTTAATTCTTCATGTCTAAGAAAACCTTTTAAAGAATTTTTATAAACATTTTCTCCTCGGGGTTGTATAGGTGGCTCATCGTCATTACGTTGTGGTATTAGTTGGCATACACCATTAACTAATCGATATCCCGAAGGACATGGGTTTACTGCGGGTGCTTCAGGTGAGGGTTCGAAAGGTGCAGTAATCGGTGTACCCGGTGCATTTTCAATTATTTCTGTACCTGCGGGTGGAAGATTAGATACTTGTGGAAGCATTGGTGCTTCAATTTGTTTTAACTGTCTTGGATAACCTTGTTCTTGTGTACCATATTGAATTACTGCATTAGGACCTATATACTTTTTACCAGTCATAGTCATAATACCATCTGTAGAAGAATCATAAACTTGTTGTGTTGTATTTACTGCAGGTGTAGCTGCACTAAAAGGAAACATTATTCCTTGTGATTCTTGTTGTAACTTTTTTTGTAATTCAGATAAGGTTGACATTTATTTAATTTGGTCCTTCAGATTGATTATTTGGTGCAGTAAAGCCGCTTTCCCCTGGAGTTTGTGGAGTTCCGATTCCGATGTTGCCACCTCCAGACCCTTGTGTGTCTGTGTTATTTGCTCCTGCAGGTACTCCATTAGCAGGTCCCATGCCGCCTTGTTGTGGGTCAGGGCCTTGAGTTTGTTGATTTCCATTTAAGTCTCCCATTAATTTCATAAACAATGCAGCCTGTTCAGGGTCATTAACCACTTGGTCTGGGTCTACATCTAAAGATTTTGCAATCTCTCTAATAATACTATGCCATTTTACAAAAGGTGCTAAGAACTGATTTGATGCTACTTGCATAAATGTCATTAATCTTTGTGACCTTACTTCTTTTTGTATTAAAGAAGATGTTCCTCTTGCTTTAACAGTTAAGTCACCTTGTATGTCTGGAATATCTTTGTTGAATTGCATGTTCCATTGATACAAACTTTCACCTAAAGGTTTTAGTAAATAGTCATCTACATTTTTAATTACTGTTTTAATATTTAAAGCAGCAGCCCCCATCAACATTGACATACCTGATGCAGTTCTAGTTGTAGAATTGATACCTGTTTGTCCATGTGAATAAGAAGGTATACCTGTAGATTCATCTGCTAGTTGTCTAAACCTATCAAACATCTGCATGTTTTCAGTAGCAGTACTTGGAAATTTTAATCCATGTATAGCTTGTCCTGTTTGTCCACTTTGTCTTCTAAATATTTTACCCGGATATACAGACATATCTTGACCCGGTACTAACATTGTTTCATCAACATCAAATACTAAGTTACCTGCTAATGCTAAATTATCAATAGCCATTCTTGCATGACCATTCATAATTGTCTGTGAATCATCCATATTTTCTGGAATACCTACACCAAAGAATTGATAAGGATTAATTTCATAAGGTGAAATCATAAAAGGTATTCTTGCAGGAGTAAAAGGATTTAATACTAATCTAAGTATTTGACCATTACATACCCATACATTAACTTGTACTTCATCTAATTCAGTTTTAAAATCTTCTGGAATATCTAAACCTGCTTCTTCAACAAGTTGTTTATCCATAACGCCCCAGTATTCTAAAACTTCATATCTGTTTTTATTAAACTCTTCTTGATTCTCTCTATCATACAATGATGTTTCATAACTTCTTGTTTCATAGTTAGAACCCATTGAAAGACAATCTTTAATAGCAGTTTTTCTAAAGAAAGGTCTATTAACTAAATCTCTTAATTGTGAGCGAGTGTAGACATGTCTTTGAATAACATAATCTGCATCCTCAATTTGTACAGCATCAGGGTCAGGATAAAAATCCCAACAGCTTACTGCTTCTATTCTTGGTACTAATTTACTTTCAGGTTGATATTCTCTTTCACCTTCATCATTTAATGCCCACTTATGGTCTGCTTGTTCGTAATTAAAAGGCCCTTTAAGTATACCTGTACCTAATAAACACATTTCAAATAAAACATGTCTCATTACAGATATAGCATGAGATTCTTCTAATTGGTCATGGATTAAAGTCTCCATGTTTTTAGCTGCTTCATTAGCAGGTTCAATCTGCGGCATAGATTTTAAATCAGGTGCTGCACCCTCTTCTAATCCTACCTTGCCATATTTTTCTGATAGGCCATTAAGTATTTCGTCTGCTGTTGCACCCGGAGATATTTCTCTTCCGTCACCTTCAAAACCATAGATGTCTTCCATTCTTTCATCTTGTTGTTTAAGATTGTCTGGTTTTAGATGTGCGTATTTAGCTACTCCCGAAGGGTCAGATGTAGGTTGTATTCCAATAGGAAATTTTCCTTGTGAAAATAAAACCTCAATAAGTTGACCATAAGAAGCTAGTACTTTAGTTTTTGTTATCTTAACAAATACCTTAGACTTTTCAGAATCACGAAAAGCCATATCGGAACCATAGATACCTCTATAATTTCTGTATGACCTTAACCATCTTTTCTCATCATAAAGACGAGCTTGTTCTGCTTCTTTAAGCTTACCTTCAATGTGTCCACCAAGATTACTATAACCTTCATCTTTGGTATCATCTAAAGATTTTACTTCATCTGATTCAGCTAGACCACCACTACCTATATTATTATGTGGCATATATACCTTTAGTAGTCTTTCTCGTCAGCTAATTTGAATACTTTTGAATCAACAGTATTTTTTGCTTTTCTACCTGCGTTAACATCTGTCTCGCTGTAGTCATCAGCAGGAAGACCTGTTGCAGATTTAGTAACATTAATTTTACCATCTTTTGTTTTAGCACCACTTCTGCCAAACTCTTCTGATGGTAGTTCGCCTTGTTTATATTGTTTCATTATTGTCATGTTATTCTCCTATGTTGTCGTTTATTCGCATTTAACTGCAAATTTTTTTGTGTTATGTCTTATCCAATCTTTTACTTCTGAATGAAATAAAACTTCTGTTATAAAGTTTCCAAAAGAATTAACTATTGTTTCTTCCTCTTTATCTTTTAAGTTATATTGATAATAACCTACATGTAATAATTCATGAACTACTACATTAACTGCATCTGGCCCACCTGCGTCTATCATTTCTTTATCTAGATATATCTTGTAAGGGGGCTTAACTATAAAAGTACCTTGTGCTTCTGATACTTCATACATTAATTCATGAGGTACACAAACTAATTGTATTGTAAAAGGTCCAACTGTTACATGTTTTGGTAGCTTCATTTAATACCCAAATATACTATCTGCAGGTTTAGGTTGTTTATTTTCATTAACCTTATCCATAAAGTCTTGTTTAATAGGATGTATTGGCCTACTCATACAACCATATCGAAGTGCATCATAAGCATGGTCTTCTGCATGTGTGTTAACATCTTCAGGATTATTTTTATCTACAGGTAACATGGGTAGTGTTCTAATTAAATTTACACAGTTATCTAAAATAAATAATGAAGGATATCCTGTATCTTCATCTGGTCTTAATCTTTTATGTAGTTCTAGTTTACCGGCAACTCTACTTCTAGGACTTCTGTCTGATGGTCTCCACTTACATCCTTCTAGTATCATTGTTTCTGCAATACTTGGTCCTATATCACCTCGTCTTGCCCATGTTGAACTATCAAGTACTCCATATCTAATGTATTCACCTTGTTCCGCATCTAAAACTTTTCTAGCAAATATATCTGCTGTAACTCTTTGTGTATAAAGTTCTCTATAAACAAATATATTATTATCAAAATCTACAGCTAACCATAAACAACATGCAGGTGAACTATATCCCCAGTCACATGTTCTGAATCTCATCCAGTTTCTTGGAATGTCAAAAGGTTTAATAACATGTATTTCTTTACTAAACTCTGGGAAAGAAGAATCTTCGTATGCTTCCCAATTACCTTCTAAAAATTGTTTTCTTTGTACTTCAGGTAGAGATGCTAACATTGCGTAGTAGTCATCTGTCTGCATAAGATAAGGATTATCTTGTAACTTAGCAGGAATAAATCTTCTAGATATTTTCTTAACCCCTAAAGGAGTTTGAATCTCTATATCAAATTTTGTATTAGGTACTGCAGGGTCAACAAACATATTCTTAACCCATAGTGAACCTACGTTTCCCGGATTACCTGTGGCTCTCATATAGACAGGAATATCTGGGTCTACACTTCTTAAAGATGAACGTAAAAAATTATAGATATCTACGTTAGCATACTGTGGTAATTCATCTATACCAATCCAAGTATAAGATTGCCCTTGGTATCTTAGTACGTCTGTTAAGTTTTCTGCATAACCAAATTCTATTCTAGCACCTGAAGGAAACTTCCATTCTTTTTCTTGCTCTCTCCATTTAGCACCGGGGTATGCTTTAGGATAAAGTTGTTGAGAATGATTTATTAAATCTCTTAACTCGGGCATTGTTCTTCTTATAATCAATGCTCTATGTTTTTGTTTAGTACAATAACGTAAAGGGTCTGCTAGTAATGCAAAAGATTTACCACCACCTCTTGCTCCACCATAAAATACTTCTCTTTCACTTGCTGCTAAGAATTGTGTTTGGGGCCCTTCATTAGCTTGAAAAATAATTTCTCTATCTGTAATAAGCTTTTTGATGTTAGGAGTAGATTCATCAATTTTGTCTTGTTCAATGACTTGTTGCTTACCTTCAAGTACATTATCAATGTCTTTTATTTTACTTTTAGTAGACCAATAATTATCTTGTGCTTTTTTTAGTTCTTGTTTTTTTTCACGTAATAAATCTTGTGCAGATTTTCTAGCTTTTTTTTCTTTAATAGTTAAAGGAGCATTTAAATCTTTTACTCTTCTTCTACCTGCTTTTTTTGGTTTTGGCTCGTCTACCAACCTTTGTGTATTACCCTTTTTAAAACTTCTCTTAGTCCCATACCTGTCAGTTTTCTACCTGTATGATGTGATAACCATTCTGCAGTTTCTCTGTATGAACAATTATTGTCTATAAACTTTTTTGCTTTTTTTATTAATTCCATATGGTCTTCATTTTGTATTAAAAACTCTGGGTCTTTATCTGATATCTCATATCCGTAAGGAATTACTCTAGCATTTTTTCTTCTTGCTATTTTTATTTCTTCACTCACTACTGAAATTTTTGATTAATTTTTAAATTTTGTAATTCTTTTTCTGTATACATTTCTTGATTACCTATTTCTGATGCAGTAAGGGGATATGTTAACATTGATAATATAGGAGTTAATTTTAATGTAGTAGCTATTACTTTAAGAAAGGTAGGTGATTTAGTTATCATTATTGATGACCCTCCTATACCTAATTTTTTAGGAGTATCAACTACAATATATTCTTTTCCTAGTGTGCTTTTAACAAAAGTATTTAATTCTGTTTGACTAAAAGGTTTTTGAAAAGTATTAGTTCCACCTTTTTTCATTAAGTAACCATCTTTATAAGGTGTTCTTGTTTTACCTTCTGTAGAATCTCTAGCAGTAATAAAAGCTACACCATCATCAGATAACATATTTCCAATATTATTAACAACATTCTTTCTTTCTTGTATATCATCTATAACATTTAATACCATATGATTAATTACAGCTTTTTGTGATTTAAGTCCTTCACCTTTCGCTAATAAATTAACATCTTTATAATCTGGATATCTACCTTTTGATTTTATAATTCTTGATTCATCTATATAAGGTTCAAAAGATTTTGCGTTAATAGATAATTCTTTTGTTCCTGCACCTAGGCCTGAACTATAATCTAAAATTTTATCTTTTATATTTAACTTATTTAATATACTACCATATTTTGTATAAGTATTTTTAGTAGTAGGTATTTGTGTTTTACTAGGGTCTATTTTTATTTCTTCACTCATTAATTACATCCTTTGCAGGTAAGATAAAAACCCCATGTTCTACTTTAGTATTAATATCTATTTTTTCTCGTTTAGCTAAGCCTACTCTATCCAGAATCTGTTTAGCTGCTTCCATTCTAATATTAGCACCGGGTAAACTTCCATCTTCATCTAAAGCATTAATCATTCCCATACTTGCTCTTGGTGCAAATGCAGCTAATTGTTCTTCTGCTCTTGTAATAATTTCATCTTTTAAGGCTCTTAGTGGTTGATGATAATCTGCATATCCTGCTATATCACCTGCTGCTCTAGGGTTACCTTTGGCTTCACCAAATAATGCTGTAAGAAAAGTTTCTTGTTTTTCTGTTAAAGCTAATTCTTTTTTATTATTTTCAGGTATTAACATTATTTAACCTTTTGTAAATGCTTTTCTGTTCTTTCCTGTAACCACTCTGGTGTTTTTCTAATACCTAGTTGGTCTTCAATTTGTCTTTCTTTCATACCTTGTCTAGCAGTATGAATCATTCTGTCTCTAGTATTATGTTCGCTTCTATCTATAAAAGAAAGTCTGGGTGCAGTTATCACCATCTCTACATTTTTATTTCGTAGTGGCTTTGTCCTATCATCAAAAGATAGATACTCATCCCAGACTTTTCCAGTCTTCTTATTTTTATAAGAATAAATTGGCACTATTTTATTTTATTAAAAAACTTTTGATAATGATATATTAAAACTTTTATTTTTAGTATTTGTTTTTGTTTCTAATTTTAAATCATTTTTAAATTCTTTATCAAAAATAATATTAGCATTACCATTTTTATTAACAGTAAATTTAGCATCATAAGTATTGCCTTTAAATTTAAAACCTACTTTATTTTTGTCCCCTGTTACATATTTTGAGTAAGGAACTTTATTAGAAACCCAGTCTTCTGCTTTTTCTTTTACTTTATTTAAATTTTCTGTATACCCTAATACATCTGATGCTTTCTTTACACCTGCTGCTGCTCCTGCGACTACTGCTTTTTTTCCAGTATCTTTAACAGCTTTAGTTTGATTAGATGAAGAAGCAATTTTAGCTAATTCATCTGTTACAATTCTAACTGTATTAGAATATTTTTTTTTGTTTGTTTCTGACATTTAATTTTTTTCTACTTTTAAAATAATATCTTCTTCTTCTGATGCAAACTTTATTTGTGTTGCTGTTTCTTTGCCTTTGTTGGCTTTAAAAACATTACCAGATAGCTTAACCTCTGGCTCCTTTAACAATACGTTGGCTTTTTGGCGGAGACTTCTTCGAACCCGATTTACCTGCCCATAGAACTTTGTTTGCCCAGTACGCAGCACTTGACGGACCTTTTGCAATATTTTTACCATGCCTAGCTTTAAAAGATTTCCTAGCTTCCGGGGAATAGTTGTGACCCATAGAAGAATCACCGAAACGAATAAGCCTTGGTTTGCCGTTTTCAAGTATACCCACTTTACCTTTTTTACCACCTTCAGTAGACCTAACAGCAGAGTTAAACCTTTTAAGACTATGTTTTTTAAGGAAGTTATTTTTCTTTTGAGCATCTGTTAACATTGTCCTTTAGTATTTTGGCTTTGTAGGTTTTTTCTTTTTTGGTTTTGTTTTAGGTTTCATAGTACCAACTGCTATCATAACAACTGGTTTACCTTTTTTAGCATTTTGTTTTTTCATTCCATACATGATTACATTACTCCTCTAAGTGGTTTTGTTTTTTTCATTAATCTTTTTTTCATATCTTGTTTCTTTTTATTTTGTATATTTGATTTTGTGATTCTTCCTGCAGCTACGGCAGGTACGCCACTAGTTCTCATTGCTCCTGCTAAAGGTTTAGGAGTTTGTTTATTTTCAACCTTAGGTTGTCTCATAGGTTTCATTTGTTTTCTAACAACAGGTTTAGTTGTTTGAATTACTTTTGGTTTTTGAGGAGTAGGTTGTGGTTTAACAGTCTGTTGTAGTTTAGCTTTTTGTATAGCTAACTCCTGTGGTTTTTTTATAGGAACTCTTTGTGGTTTGGGTTTAGAAGAATATGCCATTAGTTATGCTCCACAGCTTTCACAGCCGTCATCACAAATACACATATCTTTTTCACATCCACATACAGGACATAATTCTTTTGTCATACTACTTCTACTTTTCTATCCACTTATGGTTTTTTATCTTTTAATCTAATAGGTCTCTTTTTTATCATTTCATCACTTACTTCTTTTCTTATTTTTTTTAAATGATTCAAAAAAGAAACATTACTTGGGTCCTTTTTATTTTTAAGACGTTTTTCTATTAATTTCTTTTCACGTTCTTCAATTTTACCTACATTAATGTTAGCTAGTCCAAGAACAACTTGTTGGATTCTTTTATTTTTAGTACCAATTCCTCCGGGTGCATTTGGTTTGCTTTTATATAACTTTCCTCCCGGTGCATTACTTTTAACTTCTTTTACCATATTATATCTTTACTCCTTTATTATTTATATTTTGTTTATTAATTACGTTCATACTACTCTCCTATATGATTTTGTTTTGTTTGCAATCTTCTTCGGTTGCTTCACAAACTGTTTCCCCTGACTTGTTCCTTGGCGTTTTGCTTTTGTCGTTGCCGCATACTCCGCAGATGTCAGGCTCT